TAGCCGTCGCCGTAGCCGTCGCCGTAGCCGTCGCCGTAGCCGTCGCCGTTGCCGTCGCCGTTGCCGTCGCCGTAGCCGTCGCCGTAGCCGTAGCCGTTGCCGTTGCCGTAGCCGTAGCCGTACTTGCCAATCATCGCAAGCGACATAGGTCGTACCTCATCGGCAGAGTTAGGGTTTCTGTTGTAGCTCATTACATTTACCACTCGGTAATATTAAGCGTGCAGATTACTCCCTCGGCTGGGAATGATACTGTACCAACTTCATCAAGCGTATAATCGTCTTTTAATGCTTTTTTACAAAGTCCACCAATGCCCTTACCGTTACTCCACGAACGAACCACATTAGCATTTAATAGCTGTATTTTGTCCGTTACAGACTTGTCAGTATGACCTTCAAATATCCAGCCTCGTTGTGCGACGATGATTACATGGTCAGTTTCTACCGCTGGTTTAATCTCTTTGTTGTTGGGGTCTATTTCCATATAGACTTTTCCGTTTAATGTAATTGTTTCTTGCTTTGACATTTCTGCCTCCTTGTTATTTAGTTTACTCATATCATCTCTCTTCTTAGCCTGGGGTTTGGGGGTCATAATTCCTCCTCTGGGGCTAGGTTCTCAGTCAGAACTAATCCATTTATTACAGTATCGACCAGTGTATCAAAATCACTCTGGCTCACCCATACTGCACCTTTTCTTGATGGAAACTTTATGCCTACCCAATTAGCGTCTCCGTTTCTGATAAACTTGACTTTTTTACTCATCACTACCTCCTATTAGTTGGCTTGCCGTAAAGCTCGTTAAGTCTCTTTTGGTATCTTTTAGTAAAGATTAGGTGGGCTGTGCGTTCCTGTCCCATCGTCAGCCCCGAAAAAAAGTCCATCCACAGGCCAGTAATATCCTGCCCATTCCAGTAAAAATGATAGTAACCATCTTTTAGTTTTCTATTACTCAGCATCACTACCTCTCTTTAGCGGAAGCTTATCAAACCCTGGTTCGGCACTTGTTACAGGTGCTTGTAGTTTGTTTACAAGTGACTGGAGTGTGTGCTTACCAACCTCAATTACTTGATAGTCCCAGGCTGGAGTATTAATTGCAGTGTTGAGACTAGCTACAATCTGTTCAATCTCATAATCTGTCAGTGTTATTCGTTTACTCATCACTACCTCTTTTCTTTAGTTCGGCTAGGCGATCCTCTTGGCTACTCCAGCCCTTTTTAGTTCTAAAGTAGACTGAACCGTCCAAGTCACCACCAGTATTTGTCTGCTCATCTATCCTCGCTTCTGTTATGAGGGTTTGGATTATGTTACAAGCTTTAGCAGTTTCGCCCAGTTCAAACAGCTTTTCTATTTCATCTAGCGCCTCATCTATAGTCTTATTAGCTTGGGGTTCACTCATAAATAGTGGTGGTGGTATATGACGCGTCAGGCATTTAATGTTGTTTGGGTGGTCTGGCCATTGACATTCTTCACTCATCACTACCTCCCATTAGTTTAGTTTCTTCTAGCTCTCGTTTCTCGATTTCTACCAGCATTTTTTTGCTAAATTGAGCGCAGTAATGACAGTCTACTTCATAATCAGTATCGTTCTCGGTTGTCGTAACATGTCCACTGTTTTCGCAATAATCACAAAATCTAGCAGGATTTCTGAAACATCTTTTTTCGTGTAACTCTATAATATTTTTAACTGAACGCTTTTTGCAGAAATCACACTTATATCTTTGGATGGTTCTTACAGCTTTCATCTACTCACCTCCATTTTCTTTATAGCTGTTCTGATTTCTGCTCGTAATTGGTTGCGATAATGGTTTGAGCCCATGTTTGAAATACCACCTTTAAAAGTGCTAAATACTTTATCTTGTTTCTCGTCCTTCAACTTTGGCATATCTAGCATAGCCTTGCGTTCGTCTGCTCTCGCTTCTGTTATGAGGGTTTGCTTCATGTTTACTCCCTTGTTAACCTTTCCAATTTGATAACCTGGTACGGTAATCCCTCGGCGATCATGGCATGCCTTAGCTGCGTAGAGGCTGCACCTAGCGACTCTATATTTTCTATGAGGTATTTATCTATCGAGGGTTTATCAGGCTTGATTAGCAGATCGAAAACGTCCTCATCAAATACTTGGCGCATTATCGCCTTGTCGTAATTCTGCCTTTGGATATGGCTGATACGAAATATGAAATTGCCAATTGGGTCTGATACACCCCTGTCACCAACAATAGCTGGTACTAACTTTTTAAGTTGTTCCTTTAACGCATCAGCAGCCTTACTGTATTCTTGGGCCACGCGCCACGCTTCTACGATCTGCTCTGGGGTGTCGGCTACGAGATCGATAACCTCGCCGGTAGCTTTATTGGTTGCGGTAATTTTCATTCTAACTTCTCCTTAAATTGGTTAATGATCTGTTCCAGTTTCATACGGTAATAACTTTCAAAGTCCACGCCAGTTGTAAGTGTTCGATTAGAATACCGCCATCTGTTTCTTGCCGTTGCCGGCATCTACAAATACAAATTCCCAATCCTCGTCATTAGGCTCCTTGACTATTTTTATTCGTGGTATCAAAGATAAACCCATCAAGCTAGACTGCATCCTGTTCAACCAAAACTGCCAATCCTCGTATGTGCGGGCCGGTGGCTGTGGCTTAATGTCCCAATATTTCATCCTTGTAACTCCTTTGGTAATGCGAACTTTGGTAATGCTGGACGAGCAAAGTAGTGTCTGCCGCCAAGGGCTTGGACGTAGGCTGGTATATTGTCGCCATCATTCGGCAGCTTGCCAGCGTACAAGGTGACAAAAGTAGTATCTAGCTTGTACAGATAACGTCCAATACCCCACTGCACACCGGCCCGCTTCATAGCATTGCTCAGCCCGCCTTTGGTAGCTTCAATGTTAGTTTTGTCTGCACCGTCATATTTTGTGATCCACTCAAAAGAGGGGATAGCTTTGACAATCTTTACGCCTCCAACCACTTCTTCTGCACCACGCACCAGTCCTGCTGGCAGTTTGCATTTAAGACCGCAAATTATGCCACCGTCAGGCATGGGTTGGTATTCATTCTGCCAGCCCTCAATACCGAACACATCATCTAGGCGCTCCATTATGGCACGATTAGTCACATAGGCTAGTACCATAGCCCATTTTTTGCCGTTAGTCTCGCCGGCTTGCTGGATCCGCCATTCAATGTCGAATGGGTCAAACGGTTCTGCCAGCCTCTGGGCAAGAGGTATATCCTTCATTTTGTCGTCCTTTCGTTATAACTTTACAATATAATTATATACGTCTGTATGATATTGTCAAGTGTTATATAGTGTCACCTCCTTAATTTTATACCGATCCGTCCTGCTGGTAATCATCCTCTAAGGCAGCCGACTGCATATCTGCGCGGCTAGCAAGTATAGTGATCGTTCGATGGTACCGCGCGATCTCGGCATCAGACACCAACCAGTTGGCACGTTTTCTGCCATGACTATAATCTTTGCCGCGTATGCGCCCTGACTTGATCAGCTCAAGCACAAAATTATAGTTGCCAGTTACGGTGGCTCTACTGCCTTTACTATTTGGGATCAGCCCAAGCTTAGCAATTTCCATTGGGGTGTACCATTTTTTTATATACTTGGTATTCATATAGCCTTCCGATCGCGCATATACTGCGAAATGTCTTTATTGTAATATTCAGTCTGCATAACTATCGCCTCCAATATCATAATTATCACCAGCTTCGGGGTCTTGATCTACGCCAGTGCCTTTACAATCGTTGCATTCGTGCCACTGCATATATTCAGTTTGGCCTTCATCTGTGGTACGCTCGACTTCTTGCCAACGCCCACGCCCATTGCAAGTTTTACACTTGGCTGTCATATCACAATCCTCCGACTACTAAACTACTCACTTGGGGGACGAGCAATAACATCAGAGCCAAAATTAAACCCAGTAAAGCTATGGTGGTGTAGGTCATTTCATTTATCTTCCTCAAACTTTCCTATTATATGTATTGCGTTGTAGTAGTGGTACGCTCTCAATTCTTCTGAGCCTATCATAGTTTTATCCTCTTGGGCATATTTGTGAGCTAGGTTAAAAATCTTACTGGCAGTAGCTTTTTCTGCTCCTGTTATAAGGTCTTGGATAAACGACCTTAATTCAACTAAACCAAAAGTGACTGGTTCACCTCTTTTCCTGGGTATGTATGCTAATGAAACCACCTTCGCCCATTCAATATCTAGCTCTGTAAGTATGTCTTGGCTCATCACTCCCCTTTC